AAAACACCCCCCGGAGCCAATACCCCAAAATCGCCACCGTGGTCAACTCTACCACCAAAAGCAACACCTACACCTGGCTCGGTCAAATGCCTAAACTCACCGAATGGGTCGGTAAGCGTGCAGTTACTGCTATCCAAACCCACGGTTATGCGGTAGTCAACAAAGACTGGGCGTCAGGCGTAGAAATCCACCGCACCGACATTGAAGATGACAACATCGGCGTCTATGCCCCGCTTGTCATGGAATTAGGCCGCTCCGCAGGCGAGCAACCGGACGAATTAGTGTTTGGCGCATTAAAAGCAGGCTTTAAAACAGCGTGCTATGACGGTCAGTACTTTTTTGACGAAGATCACCCGGTTGGCAAAAATCCGGATGGCACCGACCCGGTACAGGTGAGCAATATCACCGATGACAGCACAGGCGTCACCGAAGACGGTGCATGGTACTTGTTAGACTGCTCCCGCGCGTTAAAACCGATTATTTTCCAAAATCGGAAATCCCCGAAGCCGGCTCAAATGACCGACGACAACGCACAAAAAGTCTATGAAGACAACGTGTACAGCTATGGTGTGGACTCCCGTTGCAACGTGGGCTATGGCTTTTGGCAGATGGCACATGCCGTCAAAGGCAAGCTAACCGCCGAAAACTTGTGGAAAGCCATTAAAGCAATGCGCAAGGTGGAAGGTGACGGTGGCCATAAATTGGGCATTAAACCAACCCACATCGTGGTGCCGGTAGATTTACAAGAAGAAGCCACCAAGTTATTAGAGCGTGCGTTCCGCGTCGAAGACGGTGCAACCGTTGACAACGAATTGCGCAATCTAAAACTTGAGTTGATTGTTGCAGACTACCTGTAACCGTTCATCAAAAAGTGCGGTGATATTTAACCGCACTTTAAACCCCTTTTAAACCCATTTTAAGGACGAAAATGCAATGCCTGAACTATTTAAAGTCACGGTGCAAAACCGCATTAAAGACGGCTATTGCCGTGCTGGTCGCATCTTGCCTCTCGGCGAAAGCACGCTTGAAGCGCTCACGGCGAAACAAGTCGCGGCGTTACAAGGCGACCATCGTTTGGTTGTTGGCACGCCTGAACCAATGGGGCCGAATCAAGCAGGTGACAACAAACAAATACCTCAAGACGGTGCGGACGGTAAGTCATCAACGACCATGGATGACAGTGCATTACCAGCCGATTTAAACACCCTGACCGTTGAGCAATTAAAGGCCGCATTAACCGAGCGTAATGTGCAGTTTGCCGGCAATGCCGTGAAAGCGGATTTGGTCGCCTTATTGGCTGACGCCATTAAGCCCGTGCAGGATGGACAATAATGCTTTACGCCACCCCGGAAGGCTTAGTTAAACGCTATGGCGAGCAAAGCATTAAAACGCTTGCCACAAGCGCAGACAGCCCCAAAGTCGCCGAAGCGTTAGAAGACGCCTCGCAGACGATTGATAGCTATCTTGCCGGGCGTTATACCCTGCCGCTCAAAAGCGTGCCTGCGGTATTAGAGCGCCACTGTTGTTACATTGCCCGGTACTTTTTAGAAAAAAATCGGGCAACCGAGCAAGCCCGACGCGACTATGACGACAGTATCCGCTACCTCGAAAAAGTGGCCAACGGCACTATCTCACTCGGGATTAGTGAGGACGGCGAAACGGTGGAAGGCGACAATGTGGCTATCATCGAATCACAAGGCTCCGTGTGGGCGCGTGATAGAGCAAAAGGATTTATCTGATGAGCAACATTGCAAAAACCAGTGATGCGCTACAAGCGCGAATCCGTGAGCTTTGCGGTGAGGTATTACAAGAGGTGACATCACATCCCGGGCATTGGGATGACTCAGCGGTCACGCGTATTGTGAGCAATCCGCCTGCGGCTTATACCGCGTGGCTTGGACACATGCCGGGCGAAAACCCAAGCATCGTACAAGCCCGTTGGGCGGTGTATGTAGTGGCTAATGTGCTGGACGGCGAACGCGAAAATGAGGTCGGTATCTATCAGTTGGTTGAGCAATTAAGTGCCGGTTTGCACCGTTATCGACTACCGCCAAGTGGCACATTTGAGCTGTTAAGCGTGCAAAACCTGTGGTCTGACACGCAAAGCGGCATGGGCGTGGCGGTGTACGGTATGTACTTTAAAGCGCCAATGCCAAGCTATGACAGAGGGTAACCATGGCACAAGCTAAAATTATGTTAACCGCTCCGCATACCCATGCAGGGCAACAATATCAGGCGGGAGAAACGTTGGAATTGGACGAATCCTCCGCGCAATTTATCGTAAAAATGGGCGTTGGCAAAGTCGCCACGACCCGTCGAGCAGAAGCACCAAGCGAGGAAACAAATAATGGCGCGCAATGAAACTTATAGCTACGGTCAAGGTCGTGTGTACCTTGCCGAACGTTTGCCAAATGGCGAACCAAAAAATTTACGTTGGGTAGGCGATATCTCTGAGGCTAATCTAGCCTTAAGCACGGAAGAATTTACCCACAAAGAATCTTACTCCGGACAACGCTTGGAAGTCCGAAAAATCAATACCGGCAAATCCGGTGAGTTGACCCTTAAGTTTCATGAGTTTAGCTCGGAAAACTTGGCATTGTTGTTACTTGGCGAGCACAGCAAAATTGAAGCCGGTACTGTGACCGGTGAGTCATTGCCGAAAGACATCAAAGTGGGTGACCGCATTGCGCTTAAGCATGTAAAAGTAAGCGATGTCACTATCAATGGCATGACCGAAAATACCGACTTTGTTGTGGATAAAACCTTTGGCACGCTGGAGTTTTTGACCGAGCATACCAACAACACCGAAACGGTGGCCTACAGCTACGGCGAAGTGCTAAACGTGGCGATGTTGACAAGTAACCCGAAAGATCTGTTTTTGCGTTACGAAGGCGTCAACCTTGCCGAACAAAACGAATGGATTATGTTGGAGTTGTACAAAATCAACTTTAATCCGACTGATGCACTTGCATTGATTAACAACGACAACTCATTGGCCGCATTGAGTGCCAAAGCCAAAGTGTTGGCTGACACCACTAAAACCGGTGATACCGTCTTGGGTCGTTTTGGACGTATCCAAACCATTAAGCAGTAGCCATGCTGCACGCTCCCCCGCTCAATCATTGCAGGAGCAACGTTTGGTTGAGCGGGCTTTTTAAAAGCTATTAACGGATAAGTATATGACCACACAGACCGCACAAGCCGACAAAAACGAATTGCAAATTCTTTTTCCGACCGCTGAACTCACTATCGGCGGAGAAAAAATTGAAATTAAAGAATACACGTTAAAACAACAATTACAGCACAACGCCAAATTTGTGCCGTTTATCGCCTCGTTGCGTGCCACACTTGGCAATAGCCAAGAAGATTTTAACCTTGATGCCTTGATGATGTGCCTCAGTGACAATTATCAAGCCGTGATTGAGCTGGTCGCCTTATCTATCGACAAGCCGACTGATTATATTGCCAACCTCAATGCCCGTGACGGTGAGGACTTGTTGATGGCGTGGTGGTGTGTAAACAGCGATTTTTTTACCCGCAAAGCCATTGCGCCACTGATGGAGCACATGGCAACCCAAAATCTCAAGAGATTGGATGGGGTGACATCATAGAGCTGTTGGTCGCCAACGGCCATCACTTTGCAGAGTTAGGTGACTACACCGCCCGGCAACTGTTGCTGTTTTACGAAAAAGCCCTGATTCGCCGTCGCCGCGAACGCGCAGACAGAACCATTGATGTGTCGTTTGGGGTAAATGGCGGGAAAGAGGTGCAAGGCTATATAGACGAGTTGACCGCACCTTAAAAGTGCGGTCATTTTTTAAAGTTTTGAGCCGATAATCAAAAGCAGGATGACATCTTTAGGGTTGCGGAAGAACGCAATGATACCAAGGATGGCAAGGTACGAAAATGTGCCGAAAAATACTACCTGAACCAATGTCGCTGAACCGAACAACATAAACAACAAGCCGATTTCATACGGTAACAGTGCAATCACCCAACCGAACCAGTTTACTTTGATATTTTGATCCATAAAGGTTACCTCATGGCAGATAATTTAACACTCGCCCTCAAAATCAAAGCCGACCTTGAGCACGCTTTGAACAATTTTAAGGCGTTTGAGCGCGAATTGCAACGTACCGGTCACGCCTCAGAAAATGTCGGCAAAGCGGCAAAAGTGGGCGCTGCCGGTGTGGATGAGTTGGGTAAAAAAGCCGACCAAGCGACCGCGAAATTAGGTAAAACGCGCGCCGGCATTGAATCCATTAGCACCCAACTCGCCCGGTTAAAAACGCAAGCTATCGGGTTTGCATTTGGCAATTTAGCGATAAGTAACCTCACACAAACCTTGGATGAGTACAAAAACTTTGAATCCCGTATCAAACTCATCTCAAAATCCAACGCCCAGGCGAAAGGCACCTTTAACGAGTTGATGCAGATTGCCAATGAGACCGGTACGGTCTTTGCGGCTACCGCTGAGCTTTATACCCGTCTTTTTAGAGCGATGGGAAGCAGTGCCAACAGCGCAGAGCTCCTGCAATTTACCAAAACTATCCAACAAATGACGGCTATCTCCGGCGCAGGTGCCGAAGAGGCAAAAGCGGCGATTATCCAGTTGGCGCAAGGTTTAGCCTCGGGCGCATTGCGTGGCGATGAGTTTAATTCTGTTGCTGAGCAAATGCCTATTTTGCTTGAGGTGTTGCAAAAATCGCTCGGCAAAACCCGCGCCGAATTACGCAAAATGGCCGAAGACGGTGCCATTACGCCGCAATTAATCCTAGGGGCAACCAAAGAGGCGACTGAAGAGATCCAACGTCAATACGAGCAAATGCCTCTGACGATTGGGCGCGCCATGAATCAGCTTGCCAATGGGTGGTTAGAGTTTGTCGGCAATACGGATAAAGCCTTACCGGCCTCTAAACTCATTGCCGGTGCCATCTCGCTTATTGCCAATAATCTTGATTTACTGGCCGGCGCATTGATTACCGCTGGTGCGGCGTACACCGTACATTTGATTGCGCCACAACTTAAAAAAATCAGCACATTACTGACCGCAACAGTAACACTTGGCGCCAATACCGCCGCTGTGAATGCCAATGCAACAGCACAAGTCCGTGCGGCACAGGCAACGATTGTGGCAATGCGGGCGATAGACGGCGAGAGTGTATCGGTGGCGCGTTTAACACAGGCATACGGCGCCTTAGGAGTGGCAAAAGCACGTGCTGCCGCATCCAGTGTTGGGTCGAGTTTGCTTGGATTTGTAGGCGGTTGGGCGGGTGTCGCACTTACTGCGGTTGTTGGGTTGTATGTGGCCTATCAATACCTCAAAGGCAAAGAAGAAGAGCTTGAGGCGCAATACCAACAGACCACCAATGCCGTCCAATCTAACATTGACAAAACCCAAGCGTTAATTGATGCCCGCACCAAACTGGGCGAGCTTGGCGGATTTAGCGACCGTGTGAGCCAAGTTGAGATCAACAACACTACGTTGGATGAGGCCAAGGCACAGCTTGACGCACTCATCCAAGCCCGTAATCAGTCA